CGCGGCCGAAGCCCAGCAGAAAGAAGCACAGGCGGCGTCGCAGACGGTCACTCCCGAAGAGGAGACCGGGCTCGCGGGGATCATTCGGCGGGACTGGGACATCTTCCAGCGGCACCGCAACACGGTCGCAGGCTGGTCTCTGCGGTTGCTGAGTGCGCTGCGCCAGTTCAACGGTCAGTATGACCCGGAAAAGCTCGCCCAGATCCGCCAGTTCGGCGGCTCGGAGATCTACGCCCGGCTCACGGCGGTGAAGTGCCGGGGAGCGTCTTCGCTCCTGCGAGATGTCTACCTCAACGAGGACCGGCCGTGGGGTCTGGTCGCGCCGGCCGACCCCGAAATTCCGCTAAGCGTGTTCTCGGACATCACCACGGCGGTGCAAAGCGAGATCCAGAACCAAGTCGCCAACGGCGAGCCGCCGCCCAGCAAGGACGACGTCCGCGACCGCACGTTGGGCCTGATTGAGGCGGCCCGGCAGACGGCGAAAAAGAAGGCGCAGCAACAGGTTGAGATCGCCGAGGACAAGATCCAGACCTTGCTCGATGAGGGTGGCTACTACACGGCGCTGGGCGAGTGTCTGACCGACATTCCCATCTTCCCATTTACCTGCCTCAAGGGGCCGGTAGTGAAAATGCAGCCCATTGTGCAGTGGCGAAACGGGACGCCTTTTTCGGACGTCCAGCCGCGGCTGACTTGGGCCCGTGTCAGCCCCTTCGACATCTGGTTCACGCCGGGCGTGGCCGACATCGCCAACGCCACCGTGATCGAGCGGCTGCGCCTCACGCGTGCGTCGATCAACGACCTGCTCGACCTGCCGGGCTACAACCACACGGCCATCAAGGAGGTCCTGACTTTCTATGGTCGGGGTTACACCGAGGCGCCGGACTTCACCGATGCGCAGCGCGCGGTGCTCGAAAGTCGGGAGAACCCGACGATGAACGAGAGCTGGCTGATCGACTGCCTCGAGTATCACGGCAACGTGCAGGGCGACGTGCTGCTGCAGGCCGGCATGGACAAGAAGCTGATCCCGGACCCGATGCGCGATTACGCGATCGAGGCGTGGCTGATCGGCCGTTACGTGATCAAGCTGCAGCTTTCGCCCAGCCCGCGCAAGCGCCACCCGTATTTCATCACGTCGTGGGAGAAAGTGCCCGGAACCCCTGTGGGTAACGCCCTGCCGGACACGATCGGCGACCTGCAGGACGCGGCCAACGCCTCGCTGCGCTCGATCGTCAACAACATGGCGATGGCATCAGGGCCCCAAGTCGTCGTGTTCGACGATCGCCTGTCGGGCATGGAGAACGGCGAGCAGATCTTCCCGTGGAAGCGCTGGCATGTGGTCAGCGACCCGATGGGCAACTCGAGCACCAGCGTGAAGCCAGTCGACTTCTTCCAGCCGCAAGCTAATTTCCAAGAGAACTGGGCGGTCTTTCAGGGGATCTACGGGCTGGCCGACGACATTTCGGCGATCCCACGCTACTTGCAGGGCTCGGCGCCCGGCGGTGCCGGCCGCACGGCGTCGGGGCTGGCGATGCTCATGGGTAACGCCTCGAAAGTCCTCCAGACCGTGTGCAGCAACATCGACACGGACATCATTGCGCCGTCGTTGCAGGGGTTGCTCGACATCGTGTTGCTGACCGACACGACCGACATCCTCGACGGCACCGAGAAGATCGTGGTCAAGGGCGTGCAGGTGGCGATGCAGCGCGAGACCCAGCGCAGCCGCCAGATGGAGTTCCTGCAAGGCACGATGAACCCGATCGACCTGCAGATCATGGGCCCGGCGGGGCGCGCCGCGGTGCTGCGCGAAGTCGCCAAGGGGCTGGGTATTCCGGGCGAGAAGATCGTGCCGAGCGACGACGACCTGAAGGCGCAGCAGGACGCTGCCAAGAACCTTGCCCAGCAGAACGGCCAGCCCGGACACGCGCTGGCGCCGCCCGGTGCGCCCAACGGGGCTGCACAGGCGCAGGGCAGCCAGCCCAGTCCGCCCAACATGGACATGGGGCCACGAACCAACCTGTTGCAAAGGCCCCCTGTTCCCGCCGGAGGAGTTGGCGGCAGCCCGTGAAACGGGTAAGCTGTGTTTCACGTGAAACGTTTTCGCTGAGCGGAAGGAGCTCGAGATGGCAAAGATGCAATTTCTGCAGGGTGGCAAGACCCACATGTTCGGCAAGTCGGGGGCGACCCCGCAGAAGCCGGGTCAGACGTCCAAGTCGCAGGACGGACAGGGCAGCAAGTTCATTTCCGGCGGCAACGGCCACATGATCGCCCGCAACGGCGCCACGCCGGCGCGTGCCGGCATGACCTCGAAGGTCGAGAGTGGGCAGGGCGCCAAATTCGCCTCGGGCGGCCCCGGCCACATGTTTGGCCGGCGCGGCTCGCAGACCCGGTCGCCCGGCTCGACCGGGGGCATGTAACCTGCAGGGGTAACCATGGCCAAGCCGAAGGGCGGTCCCAAGGCCTTCACCAAGCCTGAGCTGGTGAAAACGCCCTTTGGAGGTGTCCCCAAGACTGGTGCTCAGCCGAGCGACATGCTGCCATCACGGCATGCTCTGGCGAAGCTGGCGCAGGGGGCGACGTCGCAGCCCACCATCACGCAATTTGGGCGAGCGACGCCGATAGGTTCGGGAGCGCCGAACCCCTACGAGAAGATGATCGAGAACGGCGATTTTTGAGGGTTGGACGTGGCAGCACAGGCAATCGGGCGCGGTATACCGCGCGAACACATTCCGCTGATCAGGATCTTGGCGGCGCTGAAGACGCGGGAGCCGGCGTATTGGGGGATGTTCGAGAGCGCTATGCACACACTGCTCGACCCCGAGCTGGCGCATGTTGTCCGGGTGCCGACCAAACTGCTGAAGACAGCGCAGGGACGAGCGCAGATCTCCGACGACATCCTGAAGATCATGCGTGATTGCATTGATCTGGCCGTGGAGCTCCAACGCCAAGAGGCGGCGAGGGCCGCAGCAACATCGCCGGCTGCGCCGGCGCAACCGACGAGGGTTTAGAAATGGCAAGACATCCTGACGCCGACCGGCCGATCGACACAGGTGTGGTCGTCCCGGCGGCGATCCGCATGCAGGGCGCCCGCGCTGACGCGTTGATGCGCGGCGAAGACCCCGATGCCCCGCCGCAGCCGACGCCTCCCGTCGCAGGCGACCCGCCGCAGGAACCCGCACCGCCTCAGCCGTCGGAACCTGCTCCACTGCAGCCGCAGCCCGAACCCGAGCCACAGCCGGCGCCGCCCGGAACACTCGATGCGCAGTGGGAAAACCGCTACCGGGCCATGAAAGGCCGCTTCGAGGCCTTGCAGGTGCAGTCGCAGCGAACGATCAACGACCTGAACCAGCGGCTCAACGAGAGGGAGGTCGAGCTGCAGCAGCTCCGGGCAGGTGCGCCAGCTCCCGGCCAGCCCGCAGCGGGCGACCCGCCGACGGGCTTCGACGCCGAGGACGAGACGGCGTGGGGCGCCGACATGGTCGACATGGTGAACCGACGGATCAACGCCGCTGTGCAGGCGGCGCTCAAGGGCGTCGATACCCGCGTGCAGAGCGTCGAGAACATGACTGCTCAGCAGCGGCAAGACGCTATGGACGCCGAGCTCGATCGCCGCTTGCCGGGCGGCAACGGGCAGGCGAGCTGGCGCGATCTCAATGACGACCCACAATTTGGAGCGTGGTTGCACTTGCGTGACCCATTATCTGGTGATATACGGCTCAACATGCTGAGGAAGGCATACGCTGAGTTCGATACTCAGCGGGTGTTCAACTTCTTCAACAGCTTCATCGCCGAAGCGTCCCCGGCTCCCGCCGGCGGTCAGCAGCCCGGCCCGACGCCGCCGGCTCCCACACCGGGACCAGCGCCCTCGAACCGGATCCCGCTGACTTCCCTCGCGGCACCGGGTCCAGCCCGGCCTGCAGCGTCGACGCCTCCGTCGGCCCCGCAAGCGAAGCGCATCTGGAAAAACTCGGAAATCGCGAGTTTCTTCCGTGCGAAGTCGCGCGGGGACTACGACAAGACCCCCGAGCTACGGGCTGAAGCCGACGCTCTTGAGGCTGACATCTTCGCCGCGCAAACGGAGAACCGCGTCCATCCGGGTTGAGAAATCAACCGCCCCTCCCTCTGGGGCTTCGATGGAGCGATAAGTGCTGAAGTCTCTTGGCCTTGCGGCCGCTGCCATGCTCGGCGACGTCAACTGGATGGGCGTCTCCGATCCGGGCCTCCTGCCGAACCATGCGGTGGAAGTGCCGAAGACTGTGGCGTTCGCCTTCCCGCTCGCGAACGGCGGTTCCACGCCACCGATCTTCCCCACGGGCTCGAGCCAGCCGGCGACCGCCTATTCGGGTACGTTCATCCCAGAGATCTGGTCGGGCAAGCTGATCGAGAAGTTTTACGCGGCCACCGTGCTCGCGGCGATCTCGAACACCGACTACGAAGGCGAGATCAAGAACTACGGCGACACCGTCCACATTCGGACGATCCCGACGATCACCGTCAACAACTACCTGTCGGGCGGTAACCTGTCCGTGCAGCGTCCGTCGGCGCCGATCGTCGATCTGCTGATCGACCAAGGCAAATACTTCAACACGATCCTCGACGACGTGATGAAGATCCAGAGCGACATCAACCAGATGGGGCTCTGGAGCGACGACGCCGCGCAGCAGATGAAGATCGCGGTCGACACCGACGTGCTGCAGGGCATCCTGCACGCCGCCGCGGCGACCACCAACCGGGGTGTGGCTGCGGGCGTGATCTCGCAGAATATCAACCTCGGCGTCACCGGCACGCCGCTGGTCGCCGTCGCCAACGCGCCGGCCGCCGGGCAGGTCGACGTGGTCGACATCACCACTCGTCTGGGGCAGGTGCTCGACGAGCAGAACATCCCGGAGATCGGGCGCTGGATCATCATCCCGACGTGGTTCGGGACGTTGATCAAGCGGTCGGAGCTCCGCGAGGTGTTCCTGTCCGGCGACAACGTCACCATGCTGCGCAACGGCAAGCTGGGCATGATCGACCGCTTCACGGTCTACGTGTCCAACCTCCTGCCGAATGGCGTGGCCGGCACCTTGGCCGCGGGCGAGTTCGTGATCTACGCAGGTCACGCGCACGCGCTCACCTTCGCCAGCCAGTTCACCAAGGTCGAGACGCTGCGGTCGGAGTTCACCTTCGGCACGCTGCTGCGAGGTCTGCAGGTCTACGGCTACGAAGTGGTCGATCCCAAGGCGCTCGCCGAGGCGATCGTCACGCAGGGCTAATCTCTCGCAAGGGGAACCAACGAGATGGGGCCGGGGTGATACCCGGCCCTGTTTCTAGGTGGAGTTGAAATGGCGCTCACGACAGTCGGCGATATTATCGGAGAGGTTCGGGTCCTGATCATGGACACCGATGCCGCCGGCTATCGCTACGACGACGCGAGTGTCTATCAGGCGCTCAACGAGGGCATGCTCGAGGCGCGCCGCATCCGGCCTGATTTTTTTCGGGGTGTGTGGCCAACCCCGCAATACAGCCCGACCGACGTCGACGTGAGCATCAACTTCCCGGAGCAGTTTCGGCCCGCGCTGATCGACTATGTGTGCGGCCGTGTGCAGCTCCGCGACGACGAGAGCACGCAAGACCAGCGCGCCGGCGTGTTCATCTCGTCGTTCCGTGTGCTGCTCTCTGGTAACCCGCAGGGGTAACACATGGCGATGTCAGCCTCCTTCCTGCGGTTCTACGAAGACGGCTCGGCGTTCCTGCCGGGCGCGATCTGGAACGCCATGCAGGCGCAGCTCTTCGCGACCCTGCGCGATTTCTTCGAGAACACCAACATCTGGAACGCCGAGATCGACATCAACGTCACGCCGGCGAGCAATGTCTATGTGCTCGCGCCGCCGGCGGGCACGGCGATCAAGCGGCTTCTAAATTTGTTCAACACGACCGACACGACCAAGCGCTGGTTCTGGCCGGCGACCATGGCCGTGCCGGGCACTCTGGTGCTCGCGCGCGCCGTCGACCAGCCGTACACCTTGGGTGCGCAGGTTGCGCTGTACACGCTCGACCCTGTCGATGCCGACGGCAACCCGGTTTTCCCGACGTGGATCCTCGATAATTATTTCGACTGCCTGTTCTCGGGAATGTTGTGGCGCATGTATGCGCAGCCGCAGAAGACCTATAGCAACGCTCAGCTCGCTGCCACCCACCGCAAGTTCTACCTGATGGGCCGCGGGAAGGCACTCGCCGACGTCAACCGTCAGAACCTCTATGACAGCCAGACGTGGGGTTTCCCTGCGGCGCTGGCGGTGTACGGAAGGCAGAAGGGCGTATGACATTCTCGGTCAAACATGCGTTCCATTCGACCAAGTCGGACGGCGCCGACCCGACACTCGTGCAGCCGTCGAACTGGAACGACGAGCACCAGCTCAGCACTGCGGCCAGCAAGGTTCTGGGCTCGGACGCTTCTGCCCCAACGACCGTGCAGGAGCTGCCGCTCGCGTGTGACGCGGTTGCTACGGGTAACTGGTCGACGCCGCTGGCTACGGGCTATTTCAAGGGCGCCGTTGGCACGACTGCGCAGCAGCCGGGACAGGCTGGCCAACCTGCGTCCGCTGCGGGTCAGCGCCGTTTCAACACGGACACCAAGCGCGAAGAGTTTTATGACGGCACGGCATGGCAGAACGTGGCTAGCGAGGCCTACGTCAACAGCGCCGTTCCTTCGGCCGACTTACTCCCTAGGTCGGGCGATTTCCTGCTCACTCTCAGCTCCGCCGCGCGCACAGGTTGGGTGCAGGTGGACGACGGCACGCTTGGCAATGCCGGGAGTGGCGCTACGACGCGAGCCAATGCCGATTGCGCCAGTCTGTTCGCCGTACTGTGGGCGATGCCCGACGCGATCTGTCCAGTATTGCCGGGCGGCCGCGGTGTCGACGCCGCGACTGATTTCGCGGCCAACAAAACGATCGGCTTGACCAAGATGCTTGGCCGCGCTTTGGCGGTGGCCGGCACCGGCGCCGGCCTTAGCGCGCGGGCTCTGGGAAGCGCCGTGGGCGCCGAAGGCGTGTCTTTTAACGGCAATACGGGGGGCCAAGACAGCGAAGTGGGCGCTGGTGGCTCAGGCAATGCAGCGCCCCCGAACCACACTCACCCTTTCAGCTTCAACATTGGCATCATGCAGCCCACGACGTTCTTGAACGCGTTCCTGAAACTGTAGTGTTCATGCAGAAGCTTCGTTACTATCCTTAACCCTCAGGAGAGACGACAATGGGTATCCAGACTTTCGACGCGATCGCCGCTAAGTTCTTCCAGTTCATGAATATCGGCGCGGCGGTGCCGAAGAACGGTATCTACATGGACGCCGGGGGCAACATCTGCATGGCCGCCAACAGCAAGAAGGTGTTCGGTGTCGGCACGCCGGTGAACGGTCTTGTGGCGCATGCCGGCGGCGGACAGGCCGGTGCGACGCCTCTCACGGGCGACGTCAACCGCGTCACCACCGTGGCGACCGCGGCGGACAGCGTGCTGCTGCCGGCCGCCAAGGCGGGTCTCAAGCTCACGGTGATCAACGCTGCGGCGGCCAACAGCATGAGCGTGTTCCCGGCAGCGGGCGACGCGATCAACGCCGCGGCTGCCAACGCGGCGCAGGCACTGGCCGCCGGCAAAGCCGACCTGTTCGTCTGCGCGGTCGACGGCGTGTGGAACACGGTCGCCGGCGCGTAGCACACTGACTTACCTGTAGAGGTAACACATGAACAACGTAGTTCCGCTCATGAACAAGGGCGGCAATGGCTCCGTGCAGACTGCGGCGTCGGGCGTGGATTTCGTGGCGCTCCCGGCGCAGCCGTGTCGACAGGTCACGATCGCCAACAACACGGGCGCCGCGCTTGAAGTTCAGCAGGGCGGTGCTGGTGTTGCGCTTCCGGTGTTCGACCAGACGTATTTCACGTTCTATGGCCTTACCGACGCGAGCCAGCTCGGCGTGCGTCGGGTCGATCAGGGCGTCGCGCGGGTCACGGTTACCTACCGCTGGGAGGGCTAGTTGCTCCTCCTTGGCCAGCGACAACAATCCGTCCGGTTACGAGCGGCTAAGATCCTTGACGGTCGTGTGGACGTCGCGTCTGGATGTTCGTTGCGACGGCTGCGCACGGCTTATGTCGGTCCGATGGTGCGTGTCCGACGTTCGTCCGACAATGCGACGGCGGATTTTGGCGGCTCGCTGTTCGTGAGCTGGCCAGCGATCTCCACTTTTCTGAACGGCTCCAACGGCTTCATCACCAAGTTCTACGACCAATCCGGCAACGGTCACGACCTCGCGCAGACGACGGCGGCCAGCCAGCCCAAGATCATACTGGCATCCAATGGGCTCCCGGCGCTGCTGTTCGATGGGGTGGATGACTCTTTGAAGACGGCGGCGTTCACGCTCAACGAGTCGTTCTCTTTTGACTTCTGCTTCAAGGCAGTGAGCCAAGGCGCGTCGCAAATTAATCCGCTCAGCTTTGGTACGGGTTGCACTCTCTTGATCACCACCGCCCACGTAACGTCGTTCTTTAACGGCGGGACACTTGGATCTGACTCTACCTCTATGCCCATCGGTACCCGCGGCGTGGTCGGTGTTTCCGTGAGCGCGGCCTCTACTGACATAGAGATAAATTCGGCGGCTATTACCTCATTCAGCGGTTCGGTGGGGGGCTCCAATTCTGGGGGATTTATAACCATCGGCCAAAGTGGCTCAGGCGGCGCAAATGCTAATATTGAGGCGCAAGAGTTGGTGGTTCTGAATGACGTTCAGACATCGACGCAGCTCAAGACGCTAAACGCCTCCGTCCGCGCCGCGTGGAGCTTCTGATGACCACGTGGCTCCTCTTTCCTGATGAGGCGACGGCCCAAGCCGCCGTGGCGACGATCGACACCAACATGGGCTTTCCCCTTGCCGATGGCTCGACGCTGACATGGCGATCCCGCGCGCGACGGCGGACGGCAAGTACGCCATTCCCGAGCCGCCTGCCGAGCATATGGCTGGCGTGACCGGCTACACGACCACCACGAATCCGACATGGCCTGTAGCGCAAAGCCTGCCATAACTGGTATGTTGTCACAGAGCCGCCGCAATCTGTGGACACGTTAGTTGGAGAGCGCGGAGAAATGATCAGCATGCCGGAAGCCGCTTTCGAGGAATTGATCGAAGCCGCCGCTGCCCGCGGAGCTCGGAAGGCGCTGGCTGAGGTCGGCCTCGCCGATGAACATGCGGCCGGCGACATCCATGACCTGCGTGGTATCCTCAAGGCGATCTCGGCCGTGAAGCGGGGCGCTCTGCAACGCCTCGGCAGCATGTTGATGTATCTCGCCGTCGGTGCGTTCCTGATGTTCCTCGGTGTGAAGCTCAAGCTGTTCGGCCTCGCCGGCGTCGGTCCAACACCCTGAGCGAGCAACATGAACGACGACATGCACATGAGCCCGCGCGGGCTCGATCTGACCAAAACCAGCGAAGGACTTCTTCTACGCGCCTATCCGGATCCCAAGACTGGGGCGAAGCCGTGGACGATCGGTTATGGCCACACCAAGGACGTTCGCGAGGGCGACATCTGCACCATCGAACAGGCCATGCAGTGGCTGCTCGAGGATTACGGCTGGGTGGAACAGGTGATCCGGGCGGATGTGACCGCGCCGCTGACACAGGGTCAGTATGACGCCCTTGGCGACTTCATCTTCAACGAAGGGCCCGGCGAACCCCGCGTGAAGGATGGCTTCGACTGGTTGCGGAGCGGCCGGCACTCGTCGCTGCTCCTGATGGTGAACGCCGGCAATCCGCTGGCGTCCGAGCAGTTCCTGCAGTGGGACGTGGGCAGTCTGCCGGGCCTGATGATCCGCCATCGTCGACAGAAGCAGCTTTTCGATACTGGGAACTGGGTGTAGAGTTCCCGTCGGCTATACCATCACGCCAGAGGATAATCTCCATGCTCTCCATGAACGCGTCGCAGGCTTGGTCGCTTGTTCGCTCCGCCTTGAAAGTCGTCGGCGCCTTTCTCGTGACCCGAGGCTACCTCACCGAAGCGCAGGACGCGTCGCTGCTCGACAATCTAAATGTGGTCTTCGGTGCGATCATGACGATCGTGCCCATCGCGATTGACCTCTGGGTCAACACGCACAAGCAGAAGGCCGCGAGCCTCAGCGCCGCGGGCGGTGTCGGCATCCCGCCCAGCACCGTCCAGGCGCCGGGGTCCGGCATGCGCAGTCTCGCGATCTTGTGCGTGTGCGCGTCGCTCTTGCCACTGTTGGGCGCCTGCTCGACCTTGCAGAACGCCTACACCGCCGTCACGAAGCCGTTCAACACGGACAGCCCGCAGAAAGTCGTGCTGAGTTTGCAGCAGGCGCATCAGGCCGAGTTGATCGTGTTCGCGACGTATCTCAAACAGACGCCGTGCGGCATGCCCGGCGCGGCACCGGCGCCGCTTTGCGCATCCTACGCCGTCGGCATCCAGTGGAAGAAGGCTGAGGACGCTTTCGACACGGCGATCAACGCGGCCGAGAACGCGTTGTCCACGATGGGCGACCAGACCACCATCGTGCAAGCGGCGATCACCACGGCTAAGAACGCCTATCAGGCGCTGCAGACGATTTCCACCCAGTACGGAGCCAGCAAATGACTGCTCTCGCGGCGATCATCGCGTTCATCAACAGCATCGCACCGCTGATCCCCGGCTGGGTGCAAGCTGGCATCAACGTGATCGGCATCATCGAAGGTATCGAGAAGATGATCGCCGCCTCCGGCGCACCCGCGGCCGACCAGCTCGCCGCAGCGAACACCGCCGTCGCCAGCTTGCGCGCGCAAGTACAGGTCGAGCTCGATGCACTGAAACAGACGGCTCCCAACAGCTAGAGAGGTCACAATGTCAGATCCCGCCGACCCGAACACCAAGCCCTCGCCGGCACCCGAGCCGGACCCGCAGGCCGCTCCGGCTCCCGAGCCGACCGTCGGCACGATCGTCGACCCCGCGGCCAAGCCATCGCTGGCGCCGGTGCCGTCGCCCGAAGAGCTCGCGAAGTTCGCGCCGCCTCCACCGATCGCCGCGCCCGCGCCGGCCAAGGCTGGTTTTCCGCACGCCCCGGAGGCACAGGCCTATTCGGGTGCCCCGTCGCTGGCAGATCGTTCCGTGCATAGCGGCTTGGTCGTCGGCCATGTCGGTGCCCCTTCGGAGGTCGTGGGCGATGCGCCCGCTGCTGTGCCGGCCGAGCCGACGTTCGAGGAATTGCCGCAGAAGATCCGCGACGAGATCCTCGCAGGCTATCGCGCGACCCACGGCGGCAGCGATGCTGGCTTCGATCCGGCGAACTTCCGCTCCAACACGCCGGCCGCGCCGCGCGTGCGGAACCTCCCGATTGCGACGCCCGTCGAGCCGGCCTCAGAGCCGACCAAGCTCTCGGCCAAGACGCTGGCCGAGATCGAAGGCGGCCGGCAGCGGCTCGCCGAGAAGCGCGCCGACTACGACCGAGTGAAGGAGAAAATTGCCGGCGAGGCCGCGGATAAGCTCGAAGAGGGCGCCGCACCCGACGCGGCCAACATGAGCTACGCGCACGGGTAGGCTTACCCGCGCAGGTAAGGCGGGACCATGAGCGCTGTAAAATTACAGGCCTTCGGAGGCATGATACCGGCAGTGGACGATCGTCTGCTGCCGGATTTTGCGGCTGCTGATAGCGAGAACATCTGGTTCTACAATGGCGGTCTCGAGGGTCTGCGCGCCCCGCGCACGGTGCTGAACCCGACGACCGCCGGCACGCGTTCGGTGTTCCGTGTGCCGAAGGGCAGCACGGCGATCGACGCGATCGACAATAGCTACTGGCTGCAGTTCCCGGCGACCGACATCAGCGTGGTGAAGAACCCGGTCGCTGAACAGTCCGACCCGGCCTACTATTGGGCCGACGGCATCAACGCGCCGGGCTATACGACGATGTCGCGGCTCGCTGCTGGCGATCCGGCGCTGGTGCTGGGCATGCCGACGCCCGCAACGGCGCCCACGGTGGCCCCGGCCGGTGGCGTCTCGACAACCAACGAGACACGCTCCTACGTCTACACGTGGCTGTCGCAGTGGGGCGAGGAGGGGCCGCCCAGCCCGCCCACGACGGTCACGGGCAAGATCGACGATACGTGGGCGATCGGACTGACCGCGCCGACGCCGCTCGACAATACCGGCCGCGTGATCACCCACGTCAACATCTACCGCACCGTCACGGGTTCGGACGGCACCGCGACGTTCTGGTTCGTGGCGCAGCTCGCGATCGCGACGTTGAACTACAACGACACGATCTCCGACGACACGCTGGTGGCCGGCGGCCAGCTCGAGAGCACGGATTACACGCCACCGCCCGCCGGTCTGCAGGGACTGGCCGTCATGCCGAACGGCATGCTGTGTGGTTGGCTCGACAATGAGATCTGGTTCAGCGAGCCGTACCTGCCGCATGCATGGCCCGCGAAATATCAGATCTCGACCGAGTATCCGATCGTCGCCATGGTCGCGGCGGGCCAGACCCTGATCATCGCCACGCAGGGCTTCCCCTATTACGCGACGGGCGTGAACCCCGGCGCGGTCTCCTTGCAGCGTATCCCCGACGCCGAACCGTGCCTGTCGCGCGGCAGTATGGTGGGCACGCAGTTTGGCGCCTACTATGCGTCGCCCAATGGGTTGATGTTCGTGAGCGCCGTCGGCACCATCCAGAACCTGACGCGCGACACGATCAGCAAGCAGGAGTGGGAGACGCTGCTCAACCTCAAGGAGTTGCGGGCGGCCCTTCTGAACGGGGCGTATTTCGTCTATTGCGGCGTGCAGGAGGCGGCGTTCGAGAGCACGGCGTTCGACAACGCCAGCTTCCAGATGCTGAACGACAACGGCACACGTACCGGCGCGCTGATCGAGCTCACGGAACAGCGGGTCGGCTTCTGTCGTCTTCTGGCCGACACGACGATCTACAACGTGCTCACCGACGTCTGGACCGGGGAAGTCTTTCTCGTGCGCGAGACCACTGTTGACTATCAGGACCTGACCAACCCGGTGATGCAGGACTATACGTGGACGTCGAAGATCTTCTCGATACCCTATCCTGATAATTTGGCTGCGGTGAAGATCACCTACGACCCCCCCGTGCAGGGCTCGCCGACCGGCACTTTCACGACGTTCGCCGACGGCGTTCAGCGCCAGCAGCGCGCGATCCCGGCGAGCGACGAGATTTTCCGGCTGCCGTCGGGCTACAAGGCGAACAGCTACCAGTTCGTCTTCAGCGGCAACGTGGTGATCAAGTCCATCCAGATCGCGACGTCGATCAAAGAGATGCAGCAGGTGTAGCGTGGCGGCGGCGCCCCCGATCTATCCCGGCCTGATCGTCCCGTCGGCTGACGACCCCAACTCGATCGTAGCGTCGATCCAGAGCATGCAGGCCATGCTCAATACCCTTGCAGGCAACACCGGCGGCACGGGTTGGGCCAACCAGACGATCATCAAGCGCAAGAGCAAGGACACCGATCCTGATCCGGTGGGGACCAAGGACGGCGATCGCTGGCTGCAGCCACCCCTGACGGGCTCGCAGAACTGGATCGAGAAGGTGTGGGTCGGCGGTCAGTGGCGGACGCGGGACAGCGGTACGGCCATTCAAATTCCGAAGCCGATCGGCTCTTCCGGCCAAGTGCTTACCAGCAATGGGACGGACGTGGTGTGGGGCTCTCCTATCCAGATGGTGTCCTTTGAAACGGGGGCTCGTGCTTTTGGCACCACACAGATCCCGGTTGACGATACCATCCCGCAGAGCAACGAGGGCGATCAGTATATGTCGCTCTCGATCACGCCGAAGAGCGCGACCAGTAGATTGCTGATCGACATTGTCGTGTTCCTCACGCAGTCGCAGGCCGGGA